GAAATAGGGAAAGCTAATGAAGGTATTATTAATGATGCTTTATCCGGAGTTTCCTATCTTGTTGAAAACTATGAGAAAGTAGGACGAATATTAATAGAAATCGTAGGGACCTACGGGGCATATCGCACCGCTTTAATGGTAACTAATGCCTTGCAAGCTTTACAAGCATCAGGTATTACAGCTTTAACAGCTAAAGAAGCAGCTCACTATGGATGGTTAGTCTTGACAAAAAAAGCGCAAGATGCATTGAATTTATCAATGCTGAAAAATCCCTATGTATTAGCAGCTGCTGCTATCGCGGGATTGGCATACGGCATTTATAAACTTGCCACTGCAGAAAGTGAGACAGAAAAAGCCATCCGTGAAACAAATAATGCTCTTGAAGCTCAAAAAAGCCACTACGACGATCTGAAAAATAAAGCAGGAGAACTTTCCAATATTCTAAGTAATGAATCCAAATCTATAGAAGAACGCTTCATCGCATATCGCCAATTACAGCGTTTAATGCCTGAAGTTTTTCAAAATATGGATTGGGAAACAGCAAAAAGAAAAACAAATGCCGAATTAATCAAACTGGAAACAGATGAAATGTTGCGCCAACAACGTATTGGTTTAAAGACCAAAGTTGTAATGTCACAACAAAAAGTACAAGGCCTAGAAAATAGTATAATCAGAACTACAAACAGAGGGGGATATACTGGTGCACTAAAAGAAGATTTAGCTGCCGCTAAAAAAGAACTTGAGATTTACACAAAAGCTTTAGAAGATTTTGAAAAAGCTGATGAGCAAGCTAAAAAAGAGTCCGAGAAACCTGTTATATTCAATAAGAAGTATTGGGAAGGTCAAAAGAAAGAAGCTGAAGATGCCTTAAATTCTATAGCATCTTCTCAAAAAAAATTGTTGGATGCTGGTAAGTTTGAAGGAATTGACGCTTCCGTTATAAAATCCTATAAAGATAACACTAAGAAGCTAAAAGAGGCAGAAAAAGAATTAAAAGTCTATGACTCTTCTTCCAAGCGAGAATCCGCAGCTAATAAGCAAAAAAAAGAACAACAAAAGACAGCCGAAGAACTTTTGTCGCTTCGTCGCCAAAATCAACAAGCGGAAATCAATCTTATGAAGGAAGGCACAGAGAAAAAGCTGAAACAGATTGATCTTGACTATCAAAAGGAACTTGACGCCATCAAGAAACAAGAAAAAGAATTATCAGAAAAGCAAAAGGGGAAATTAACCTCGGAACAATCTATCGAGATTTCCGATCGTTATACAAACGCTGAAAACAAGAGAGACAAAGCAATTGCTGATATAACCAAGGAACAACTTAAAGCCGAACAACAGGCTTTAAATGATTATTTGAAAGAATATGGAACATTCCAGCAACAGAAATTTGCTATAGCGCAGGAATATGCTGAAAAGATAAAAAAAGTACAAGAAGAAAATGGAGTAAATAGTGCGCAAGTTAAGTTATTAGAAAAGCAACGTGACGTTGCCATCCAAAACAAGGAAACCGAAGCTATAAAAGCCAATATAGATTGGGTTACTGTATTTGGTGAATTTGGGAGCATGTTTAATGATATGATTAAACCGGCACTTGAAGAAGCAAAGAAATACGTCCAAACAGATAAGTTTAAAAGTTCAGACCAAGACAGCCAAAAAGCATTGATTGATGCCATCAACCAAATGGAGCAATCTTTAGGCGGAGCTGGTGGTTTAAACTTCAAGAAGTTAGGTCAAGACATAAAAGCATATCAACTAGCTGAACAAAATCGTCTTGCTGCTATCGAGGAAGAAACTATGGCTCATGACAAGTTAGCCAAAGCCCAAGATGATTACACTAAAGCACTAAAGAGTGGAACAGAAGAGGAGAAAAAAGCAGCTCAAAATGCTTTTGAGATAGCCCAACAAAATGCAAATGCAGCATCTATAAACGTACAAGCTCAAACAAGTGCTGCCAATGAAATGCAACAAAGCCTAACTAACACCGCAACAGCTTTAAAGGCTAATATGGAAAATGTAACAAGTGGATTACAGAAGTTATCTTCTGGAGGAATTAAAAATGCCTACGAAGGATTGTTGCAAATTGGTAAAGGAGCCGGAGGAGCTATGGAAAAGTTTGCTGATAAACTTGATAAAGTTCCGATTGTCGGTTGGATCATATCAATCATTGATGTGTTTAAGGATGGACTTAGTGATTTTGTTGGAACTTTGCTGGATTCAGTATTCAATGCAGTTAGTGGAATTCTTAGCGATGTTTTATCTGGTGATTTATTTGTCACATTAGGCAAATCCATACGGGATGGCGTAAGCAATATTTTTAATGCTATTTCCTTTGGCGGATTTGACTCTCTGATAAACAAGATTAGCGGAAGCAATGCTAAAGAAGTGCAAGAAGCGATCGACAGATTAACAGACCGAAACGAAACATTAGAAAAATCGATTGACCGATTAACTGATGTAATGGATAAGTCCGCAGGTTCCAAATCTATATCAGCATACGAACAAGCATATAAATATCAAAAAGAACAGATTGACAATACTCTCAAAATAGCACGTGAGCAAGCTAGATACAGTAATTCGCATCATAGCTGGCAATATTATATGGAATGGAATGACGAACAACTACGTTGGGTTCGTGAAAATGTGGATAAGAATTTCTCCGGTACTAACTCGTTATGGGGACTGACACCCGAACAAATGAGAGAGCTTCTTAGTAATGCTGATATATATGAGCAAATTAAGAGTTCCGGCAAAGGCGGATATGGAGAACGTGTAATGGAAAAGCTTGAAGCGTATGCCGACCAAGCAGGAAAATTAGATGAATTAACAGAGAAAATCAATGAGTCTCTGATGCAAATTTCTTTTGATGGTTTGAGAGACAACTTCTTGGAATCATTAATGGATATGGATAAGGATGCTAAAAGCTTTTCTGAAGATTTCTCCGAATATATGCAACGTGCACTGCTTAATTTCTCTATGGGAGAGTTGTTTGATGATGAATTGAGAGAATGGTATAATGGCATTGCAAAACTAATGAAGGAAAATGGAGGAAAACTTACTAAGCAACAGTTGGAAGATGCTAGAAAAGAATACGATGCAATGGTCCAAGACGCGATAAATGAAAGAGACAAGATTGCTGAAATAACAGGATATACAGGTTCTTCCTCTTCATCCCAAGAAGCTTCAAAGAAAGTATCTGCGTCGGTCACCCAAGATTCTATAGATGAGGTGTCCGGGCGTTTCACTGCTTTACAAATTGCTGGAGAAGAAATAAAGAATCAAATGATAGCTGTTGTGGTTGGGGTTAATTCCCTTATAGGAATCTCATCTGCCGGTAATGAGACATTAAGCAACATTCTCAATCAGCACGTTATAACAAATAGTTATTTGGAGGACATTACTAAATATACTAAACTTTTGAATGATATAAGAGCTGATATTTCAGAAGTTAAAGTCAACACTAAAGGTTTATCAACTCGTTGATATTAAACATTATAAAATATAAGAATATGCCTAAAGGTGAGCTTTTTATAAACAACAAAGATTCCTACGATAGCTGGGGGATTAGTATGGACACGTCTTCCCTATCAGCATTGATGACTCCCGCACCTAATAAGGAGTTCATAGAGAACAAGTCAAGATTAGAACACGGAAATCGTATAATAACCGCTAATCCTAAAATGGACGAACGTAATCTTACTTTGACCATTCATCTCACGGCTAAAAATGAAGATGATTTTTTCGAAAAGTACAACAATTTTTGTAAAGAACTTGCTACCGGCATATTAAATATTAGAACAAAGTACCAACCTAATATTATGTACCGTACAGTATATCTCTCATGTAATCAGTTCACACAGTTTATGAGAGGCATAGCTAAGTTTTCACTAAAGTTAGTTGAATATAATCCATCGCCTGAAAATCGTACAATTTAACGTTTTAAGTGGCATAGTTTATTCCACTTTTATTATCTTTGCAACAAACATCGTATGAAGGTATACGAAACTTATGATAGACATCAAAGACATATCCGGCAACATTCGCTTCTCGACTCCTATCAATGAGGGTTCGAAAAGACACTTCCTTTTGATGCAGGAAGATTATATCACTTTGCTATTTAGCCTTTCCAATCCGGTTTATTTCAAACTAGGCGACTACGTAGACAATGAGTTGGGGATATTCGAGCTTGTAGACCTGTATAAGCCTACCTACAATACAACTACAGGTGCATACGACTACGAACTCCGCCTTGATGCTTATTACTGGAAATGGAAGAACAAGAAGTTTTTCTATACACCGGAAACCACCGGACGCGAAGCCGCATGGAATCTTACCGCTACCCTTGACACGCATTTAGATGTTTTTCTGGATAACCTGAAAGCTCTTGGATACAAATTCAGGGATCTGGATTTTACTTGGGACATTGATAGTACAGTAGAAAACACTTCCAAACTCGTTTCCTACGATAACGTAAATCTGATCGACGCTCTCACACAGATGGCGGAGACATGGGAGTGTGAATGGTGGATAGAGAATCATAAGATTTGCTTCGGACGTTGCGAATACAGCTCACCTGTTGATTTCAAAGCCGGTGACTTGACAGACACAGAAAATGTGAATGTCAACAGCATGACACGCAGCGACAGCCAGACCACTTATGCGACCCGTATCTACGCTTTCGGTTCCACCCGTAACATTCCTTCCAGTTACCGGAAAGAATTGATATTCGACGTAAAAGAGGTTAATGGACGTAATATATCCGATACGTCAAGACCGCTCAAAAACAGCTATTTCCCTCTTAGTTCTAAGATAGAGAATAAGGTAAAGTTGACATTCCCCGAAAATGCCGCCTATGTATTTGAAAATGTTCCTGTTAATGAGACAAATTTAGCCGACGTTGTTAAAAAGACAAACATAGGAACTCTGGAAAAAGGTAATTATGAGTTTAATATTACTCATATAAAGTATTCGACTATCATGTCATCCGGGGTAAGATTTAACGGGATATTCAGATTGTGGGCATCATTAAACTATACTGTAAATTCTACAGAGGAAACTATCACTCTATTGAATGAGCAGGTTAATGCAACCGCACCGGTAGGTACTGAAGAAATTCTCGAAATAAAAGACAAGCTTGTAAGTTTCAGCCTTCCTTCGCAAGCTTCAGACTGTTCTATAGACGTTGGGGTTAGTGTTTGGTATATAACTTCAACAAGTAGTGCTATAATCAACTTTCTGTTAAAAGAAGAAGATATAAAGTACGGTGACAATGGTAACTCTGTCTCTATAACATTCCTTACCGGTGCAAATGCTGGACAGACTTTCCAAGCGATTTATAATCCGACATTCTTGTCTGGAGATAACTCAAATGTTATCCAACTACCGGAAGGTGTAACCGCCTCTTCAGGTAATCAGTACACCATTAACAACATCATAAGCGGTAAAGTCCCCGATAACTACTTCAGTAAGGATGATAAAGAAATGACCCTTAACGGAGTCGTTCAAAAACGTCTTATGCTCCCGGAGGGTATTTCTTATGTAGACGCTTATAAATACAGCCCGACCGGTGAACGTATCAACATCGGAGATGAAAACTACGATGATCCGGATAACGTGGAAATGCCGGAAGAGGAGGCAATCGAAGAGATTGTTATATTTGAGGATGAATATCCCAAGTATATTGGTAGTACTACGGTAGTTCCTGATCCTACTTGGGAGGATGAAAAGGTTGATGACAAGCCAACCGGCAATAAATATCCTATCTATACCTTCAAAGATACGGGACTGAAGAACTTTACAAAAGACTTCCTTCTGGAAGAGTTACACCTGATTTTCCAAACGGGAAAACTTGCCGGACTGGATTTCGCCCTTACTCTCAAAGAGAGCGACAATACCGGTACAACCTTTGAAATTGTCCGCAATGAGGATTACGGGCGCGCACTTCCTGACGATGTACTATTTCCGCAAGCCGCCCACAAAGAAGAAGATAATGATGTTCCCGCAGACACATATATCCTTTACGGCTTTGATCCCGCATACATCTCCGAACAGATATCGCCGGACGCAGAGCAGGATCTACTCAAAAAGGCAAAGGAGTACGTAAAGAAATCCATGATTGACCCGTCCACCTACGATTGTGAGATGGATGCTGATTTTATCTACAATAAGGGTAATATTCGTACATACGAAGTCGGGGCTAAAGTCAACCTGATAAATAAGGCATTTTTCCCGGAAGGCAGACAATCAAGAATAATCGGTTTCGAGTGGCCGCTGGATATTCCTTACGATCACCCGATTTATACAGTCGGTGAGACGGCTTCATATTCCCGTATCGGTGAGATAGAGAGCAAGCTTGACTCCCTTACTTACAAGGGGCAAACCTATTCCGGCTCTGCTGTTGGAGGCGGTGGAACGAGTGTGTATGTTATTGGGGTTAATGACAAGACAATCCCGTCTGACAGAAACGTATTCTCCGCAAAGAGAGTGCTTCAGGAGATTATAGCTTATGCTATAAGTAAGACGAAAGATGACACAGCCCTAGGGCTTATTTCATTCCTAAACGGTATTAACGTTACCAAAGGTATTGTAACGGATACAATGACTGCAACAGAATTGAGCAGCAATATTGTAAAGGTACTTGATAAGCTTACAGCCAATAATGCCGCCTTCTCCGGCAATATATCTTCTGTTGATTATGCTGAAAAGTTACTTGGCTGGCTGATAACCCCAGCCGGTGATATAGATGCGAAGTCGTTGCGCCTACGTGATTTCCTTGAAGTGCCGGAATTGCGATATAACCGGGTATCAGTTATCACGGGTGAGGAATGGAACGCACCCGGAGGCGGTATAATCGAATCAGTGGACGAAGAGAACAGTATCGTTTACCTGAAGCTTGAACCGGGAGAGGTTGCAGCTGTTGAAGTGGATGATATTTGCAAGGCTAACTTTAACAATGACACAGGCTTTCAGACAACCTATTTCCGGATCACCGAAAAGCTAGATAATGGTTCTTTTAAATACGTTCTCCGCAACGGATATACTTACCATCCTCAAAAGGCTATGCGCTTTGTTTGTTACGGCAACTTCACCAATGCAGAACGCCAGAAGTCCAGCTATTCCACGCAGAATTATATCCGTTTCCTTAAAGGTGTAAACAACTGGGAGATCACAAAGGATATGATTGCCATGCAGTTGGGAGACTTGTCTAACCTGAAACTGTTTGGAATGGATATGACCGGGCATAGTGCATATCTTAACAGAATCTACATGACCGGTACGATCAAACAGATTTCAAACGATGGTGTGACGGAAGTACCGGTTCCGGCTTTCAAAGGTGAATGGAAAGCGGGGACGTATTGGTATTACGACGAAGTAACCCACAATGGCAGCACGTGGATTTGCATTGAATCTACGACTACGCAGGAGCCGTCAGATTCTTCTACTGACTGGTTGAAGGTTATTTCTAAAGGGGAAGATGGAACTTCAGGAAAAGGAGTAAAAAGTATCGTAGAGCAATATTATTTATCCACTTCTCAAACATCACTAACAGGGGGAAGTTGGATTACGACACCCCCAACTTGGGAAAAAGGTAAATATATCTGGACACGTTCGGTTATTACTTATACTGACGATTCAACGACTACTACTGATCCAATTAGCGTAACCGGTGGAGCTGGTGAGAATGGTATTGGTGTTAAATCGGTTGATGTCTTTTATTATCTTTCCTCCTCTTCTAGCGAGTTAATCGGTGGAGAATGGAGTACTATTGCTCCCACTTGGGTTAATGGCAAGTATATGTGGAGTAAGACAAAAACTACATATACAGACGACACCTTTGTAGAAAGTAATCCTGTTTGTATTACAGGGGGAAAAGGCGAAGATGGAAAAGACGGTAAAGGCGTACAGAGCGTTGATGTCCTTTATTACCTATCCAGTTCTTCAACCTCCCTTTCCGGTGGTTCATGGTCTACAAACTCACCAACTTGGGTAGATGGGAAATACATTTGGAGCAAAACTAAAGTGGTATATACAGATGGTTCGTCTATTGAAACCAATCCCGCTTGTATCACCGGAGGTAAGGGTAGTACAGGGGATAATGGTAGGGGAATATTAAGCATTGTCGAAGAGTATTATCTGTCTACTTCTTCTAATTCTTTGGTTGGTGGCTCTTGGAGCACAACGCCTCCGACATGGGAAAATGGGAAATATATATGGACTAGATCAGTAATTACATATACAGACAGCACATCAACAACAACCAGCCCGATTTGCTCTACCGGTTCCACGGGCGAAACTGGGATCGGAGTCAAGAGTGTTGCCGAACAATATTACCTGTCTACATCATACAGCACGCCTACCGGTGGATCGTGGCAGACTTCTGTTCCGGCATGGCAGGATGGCAAATACATCTGGACACGTGTAGTTATCACCTACACTAACAATACATATACAGAGACAGATCCGGTATGTGTAACAGGTGGAAAGGGACCAAGCGGAAACGATGGCGTAGGAATAAGTGCCGTTGATGTTTTGTTTTACCTGTCAACCTCTTCTTCATCATTGGAAGGCGGAGCATGGTCTACCACGTCTCCAGCATGGGAGGATGGTAAGTACCTATGGACTAAAACAAAGGTAACTTATACGAATGGTTCGACATGGGAAAGCGATCCGGCTTGCATCACTGGAAGCCAGGGAAAAACAGGGTTACCCGGTGCAATGCTCCGTCCCCGTGGAGTATGGAAAGCCAATACCGAGTATTACCGAAATGAGACATTTATAGACACAGTAATCTATAACGGTCAGAATAAGTTATGTAAGATCACTCACACGTCTACTTCCACTTTTGACTCAACGAAGTGGGAAGAGTTCAGCGAGTTCGAAAACGTGGCAACAAACGTCCTTCTTGCTCAAAATGCGACAATTGATGTATTAGGAACTTCTGGGATATTCGTGGGGAACCTTGAGAAAACAGAGGGTTGGATGATTACGGGGGGAGCTATCAAGCATAATGTAACAACCGTTGAATTGACAAAAGGAGGTCAAATTGCCCTACCTGAAACCGGTGGAATAACAGTAGGCGGAGAGACATTTATCGAGGCTGGCAAGATAAAGACAAAGTTTATTGATGTTGAAACTCTTGAAGTAACACATCTTAAAGGTGCGATTGGGTCATTTAAGAAACTAACGGCAAATAATTCGGCAGGGGTAGAAGTTGGATCAATATCTTTTGGTTCACCAAACCCAGACCCTAATAACCCAGATGTTAATCCGCCAGCATCTTTAAGTTTAGATTTCGCAAGTACATGGTTTGGTGGTGATTTATACCAACAAGGGTATAACTACGATGAGAGTCGCTCATGGAGATTTTACGCTTCTGATCTATGGTGCAGAGGACAATTCGGACATTATCAGATGACAACACTTTCTTTTAATGCAGTTTCAGATAAGGACTATTTTGCGCATATCTATAGTTATGGAGAAGATACTACATACCACATGTATGCAGAACCCGGACAGCCTATTGATTGTATATCCTTAGCTGGAACCGGAAATTATGTACTATATGTTTGTGACTCACCACAACGCAAAATGCTGACCATTATAAATGCTTCTGGTTTCTCCAAAAGAATAATGGTAACGTTCCAAGATTCAGCAGTTTTTACTCTTGAGCCATACAAGTTTAAGATTTTCATAACAGCAGAAATAAATACTGATAAAATAAATCCAAACCGGGCAAATAATTTACGTATCATGCAATAATTATGAAAATAGATTTCAGAAAAATAGAATTAACCGATCTCGAAGGGAACAAGAGTACCATCGATGTATCACAGAAGTTTGCCAATGCGATTTATCAAAATACGGGCGATATTGGAGAGCTTGAACTTGCAAGAGAAATGTATAAAAATGGAGAGGTGGAATTAACTCCTCAACAGGCTGATTCATTAAAGAAATATGCAAATCTTTTTGTGCGGGCTATTGATCGCTTGTCGGTTATCAATGCTCTATCACAAGAAGAATAAACAAGTTGAAAACAATGGTAGCAAAAGGAACGATCATAAAATTAGCAGTATCTATTGAACTACCTTCGGGCTTGACAATGGATGACATAGATTTCGAATGCAAGTTCTCTGTAACTCTCAATTCCCAGACGATCAAGAAGTCGGAAATGGTACGTAATGATGAGAACAGCTACACTTGTTTCCTTGATACCAACATCATAGGGAGGGGAGAAATTTGGATAGAAACCACGGCTTATCTTCCTGACACGGATTATGAAGGAGGAATAAGACCGGAGGTAGACAAGTCGGCAACCGGAATAAGAATTGTGTAATATGGGATGCATACGGGTTAACATAGAAGCCTTGAAAGGAATAAAGGTGAGCACATCTCCTTTGTCTGGGATAAATATCTCTGTAAATCCCAGCCATTCAATTAAAGTGTCGGTAGGGGTTGTCTGTGATGTTGGCAAAGATGCTTATTTGAGAGTATATCCTGATTACATCTGGCTGATGCCCTCCAATAACTTTGAAGATAACGTAGATGTATTGTCAAATGTGGTATGGACCACAGCAACAAAAGAATAAAATTTTATTGTTTAATTACTTAATGATTTGAATTATGGCAAAGCCTAGTTGGTTAAATTTAAACCCTTCAACTGGAAGCGGAAATGGGACAATTGCAAACAGTGCAAGTGCTCATACAGGTCGTACAGCTAGAACCGGTACGGTGACAATAACGGGTGTCGGAGTATCTACTCCTGCAACTTATAAAGTAACTCAAACTCCTAAATCCGAGTTTGCATCTTTTGATAACGGAGCGGAAATGTCAGCTCCCAAAGCTGCCGGAACCGTCACCGTTGAAGGTAAGACTAATTCTCAAAAGCTGACCTTTGCATGGGCGGGTAGCGTATCAGATGTTACCATTCCAGCGAAATATAGTGCGAATGGAACACAGACAGATAATGCGGCTAGCATCACAGGTGACCCAGGTGCTACAGCAGAATTTCCATTCTCCATAGAACTTGAGTTTCCGGCAAATGAAACCATTGAAGAAATTGTAAGAACATTAAAAGTAACCGCAAACGGTGGTCAGGCTGTACAGATTGCAATCAAACAAGCAGCAGGAGACGCAAAACTATCCGTTTCCCCAACAGAAATTACAATTCCTCAAAACGGTTCAGCTGTTTCCGTTACTGTTACGTCTAACACTTCTTGGACTGCCGCATAATGGATATACTTGTACCTTGGAAGGAAGGAGAAGGAAGCATTGTCATTACGCCCGGCCCTAATGGAGCCGCAAGCGTAATGAGCGATGTTGCCAATGAAGGACTGGACAGGCAACAAACTGTCGTGTTTTCGACTACTAAGGGCAATAATCAGGTTTCCGTTTCTACTACGGTATCTCAAGAAGGGAAAAGACAGGCATTTGCAGTGACCGAAGGACGGTTTCTACTGTCTGACGGTAGTACGTTTAACGTTATAAAGAGTAAGTTCTATGAGTGATTATAACAGTCAATATTCGGGAGCTAGGATTGAAGAACTATTGGCAATGATACCTAACTTGGCTAAAGCTGATCTATCTAACGCAATGACAGTAAATCTCAATCAGAACGGTTATGTCAAGTTCAATAATGGATTGCTTGTACAATGGGGAAGAGTTGGAGGTTCGTCTACAGCTCCGTATAGTGTGACTATGCCTACATCTTTTTATAATACTGAATATAAAATATTTGCAACTGTATACAAACCTAGTAGCGACTCTGCGATATATTCAGCTTCTCCTTTAGCAACAAATAAGACCGTTAGTAGATTCTACTTAAATAGAAATTATGCAAGTGGTGGTACTACTGGATTATCGCAAGAATCATGGGATTGGATGGCAATAGGTAGATGGAAATAAGGAGGACGTTTTATGGGAAAAATGTATTGGAAAGAAGGGTTTTACGATGAGCCACAAGAAGGAGCAGTAGAAATATCGGTGGAGTACTGGCAGGAATTGCTTGACGGTCAATCATCCGGAAAAGAAATCAAGGAGAACGAAAGCGGTTACCCAGTATTGGTTGAGCATGAGTATACCATTGATGAATTGAAAGAGATGAAGATCGCAGAGATCAATGCTTACGACAAGTCGGATGCTGTAAACTCCTTGACGCTGGACGGAAAACAAATATGGCTGGATAAAGACACCCGTGTAGGATTAGTCAACTCAATAAACATAGAAAAAGAAGCGGGCCGGGTATATACTACTTTGTGGTACAATGCGGAGAAGTATGTAATTCCCGTAAATGACGCTTTAGATATGCTTGACCAATTAGAATTGTATGCTCTTGATTGCTACAATACTACACAGGCTCATATTGCAGCCGTGAAAAATTTGCTTAGCAAAGAAGAGGTTAATTCCTATAATTATAAAACCGGTTATCCGGAGAAACTCAATTTTGTATTATAAACAATAAACAGATAAAGCTATGATTCTACTAGTATTAATGTCGTTCATTCTCATTGCCGGTTACGTCTTTGCAATGATAAAGAAGATGAAGGAAATCCCGTATTCTATCAGTGATACTTACTATGCCCTGATGCATAAGTTCTGGTTTACTCTTTGTATGATCGGCTCTGGTGTATTGCTTCTCTCGGCAGCTTTGGAAGCAAGCACGGAGAACAGTCAGTTTCTTGTATTCCTTTCGGTTGTCGGGATGGCTATACTTGGTGTATCTCCCAATTTCAAAACAGAACAAAAAGTTCCTCACTGTATCGGTGCCGCCATGTCTTTAATTTTTTCCCAGATATGGGTAGGTTGCAATAGTTGGTATTGGCTTTTATTATGGGCTGGATTCATTGCGTACATGGCTATCTCCATGAGTGAGCACTGGACAGGCAATTTCATCTCTGACTTCATAAAGAGAAAGCCTATGTTCTGGATTGAGGTAATTTCGTTGTTAACCGTTTATCTAACTTGTATCGTATGAAAGAAGCAATAGTACATACCACAACCGGAGGATTTGCCGCAATAGCCACTGCATTTGTTGCCGAATCATTGCAAAATATGATTCCATGGCTGATTGTCTCATGTGCTGTAATCCTCTGTGATCTCCTATTCGGAGTAAGAAAAAGTATACTAATGGGTGAAAAGGTCAGATTCTCACGTGCGATCCGTGCCACTATGGGAAAGATGGTCACTTACTTCGCTTTCGTCTGTATGGTTTGTATGATTAGCGTAGCAAGCCACAATGAATATCCTATAGATGTGTATTCCTGCTTATTGGTATGCTTCATAGAGGGATGCTCGATAGTCGGGAATATACTGAAGCCCAAAGGGATTAACATCAATCTTATCGGGGCTTTGGGCGTGTTTGGTAAGAAGGTGTTTAAGGTTGACAAGGAAGATGTGAAGGATATAATCGAAAAAGAGGAAATACATGAATCAAATAAATAAAATCAGCGCCTTAGCCAGCAAGCTTCTATCCAAGATCGGAATAGACGGAATGGCTCACATTATAGTATGCCAGAACTTGGTTATGTGGCTATCGAAATATACGCCACTATGGGAAGCAATCATTATAACCGTCGTAATCTTCGTTCTGAAGGAAGTATACGACAAGTACTGCAAGAAAACAGAGTTTTCAATTAAAGACATCATCTGTGATTGCGTGGGTCTGGCGTTGGGAGTATTAACATTGATATTATAGGAGGAAATAAACATGAGTTTACCAAGAGGTTTGAGAAATAATAATCCGGGCAACATCCGGATCACAAAGGATAAATGGCAGGGATTGAGAGAAAAGCAGGAGGACAAATCGTTCTTCCAGTTTACGGAAATGAAATGGGGTTACCGTGCCCTTATCCGAACCTTGCAAAACTACCGTAAAAGACACGGCTGTCAGACGGTGGCAGATTTTATCCACCGGTGGGCACCGGAGAACGAAAACAATACAGCCGGATATATCAGCCGTGTATGTAGCGAAATGCAAGTCCCGAACACATACGTTCCGGACATCAACGACAAAGCAACCATGTGCGCTTTTGCTGCTGCCATCTCACGTGTTGAGAATGGAGTTCCGGCTGTTATGGCTGACATAGAAGCCGGATGGGATTTATTATAAACTTTAATCAATAGGAGGAACAATCATGGCAACAATAAATTTGGAGTTCAAAAAGAACAGTAGCGTATGGTATGCGGAATTTCAGGTAAATTCCGATTTCAACATCCATTTGGAACGCGACAACTACGGTCGGGTAAGTATCCTTCAACGGACGACAAATGAGGGGAATTTTGAGTCCGTTGTTTTGCCCGGAAGTCTTGCGTACAATGCAGGGACGACTATAGACTGTGATTTTTCGGCATTGGTCTATCCAAAGACAATCAGCGTCGAAAGTGACAGCGAAGTTTTAAGTGGAACAGTAACCGAATCCGGCAATGAAGCTTAACAGGTTGTCTTTAAATGTAGTGGGGCTTAACCGGATCGGCTTAAACCAAATCGGTTCGCCCTCCCGTGGTTCGTCTTCCGGTACCGACCGTCCCTACATCGACCCGGAAGTCTTAGCCTCCTTAAAAGCTGTGTGCATCTGCTACGGTAAGAGTAACGACGACCCGGACAGGGCTGTTGTCAAGAACTTGGTGGACCCTGACAATCCCTTTGTGATTAGCAACGCAGCTTATGATAAAATGTCCAGTTATGGAGGTTATGAGTTTGCTAAGTTTGATAATACT